CGACGGATTACTGTCCTTTATATCAAATTTATTAGGGAACTCAAGTCTTATTCTTTTATCAACTTCCTCATAATATTCATCTGATTTTGGGTCATACCCTTCCTTTTCAACTAGATCTTTATGAATTTCAAAAGCTGTAAAAGTCATTGGTCTATCTTGTCCAAACCATGTATTTTTACTAGCCCATGACTCCGCTCTAGGATCAGGGTTAGGTAATTCTGATGGAGTTTCTCTAGGTAGATTAACCTCGTCTTCTAATTTAACTGGTTTTTCTTGTGCTGGAGCTGTCTCCTTCATGACATTTAGTCTAGCTTCATCAATAGATAATGCAGCAATTCTCTTTTGAGCATTGACTTGTGCAGTAGCATCACCAGACTCTATCGCTGACGATAGTTCTTTTTGTGCCGACTCCATTCCATCTTTAACTCTTTTTTCAAATTGAGTCACATAGTCTTTATTGACTTGTCCAAACTTGGAATCCAAAGTCTGTCTTTTGCTTTCAACTGCTTTTGCATAATCTAAAGCGGCCTTCTCTCTCCGCTCTGCCTCACGCATTTTACGAGTTAATTTAGCAATTCTTGATTGAACTCCTTTGCTATAGTCTTCTAATTTATCATCTTCTTTTTTTGGTTCTTCTTTAGGTGTTTCTTCTTCTTGTTTCGTTTCTATTGGTTCTTCTTTAGGGGCTTCTGTTTCTTTTTTCGGCGCTTCGGTATCAACTACCGACTCGTCTTTTTGTTCTTCTAAATTAATCTCAGCGCCTTCGCCGGATGTATCTAGATCAACCATTTTTTCTTCAGTTGGCATAGTTTCCTCCTATGGTATTAATATTCATGCAAGATATCCTCAGGATTCTTGATGGTTGCTAAAACTTCGTCGTCGTTTAGCAGACGTATTTCTCCACCTTCTATTTTTATTCTTGATCCAGCATAACGGGCAAACATTACCCATTCCCCTTCTTTGCACCAAGGACCATCAGGATATCTTTCCTTGTCCTTGTAACAATCTGGACCCATTCTTAAAACTAAACCACATTGCGACGCAACTTGTTGTCTCTCTAAGGTTGTTTCGGCAAGTATGACCCCACCTTTAGTTTTCTCTTTCATTTTGAAAGGTAAAACTAACATCCTCCAACCAGTAGGTTGTGGTAGTTTATTTGAATCTTCTTTTGATAAATCTTTTTCTTTTTTGACTCCTACCAATTCTTTATTCGGTAGTTTTATTGTTGATGTCGATGACTGTTCCATGTTGCTCCTTATCTTCTAGCAGGTTAGAGATTTCCTGTTTAGTTGCCTCTAGGGCTGTTATCTGTCCTACTATATAGTTATATTTTTCCATATTGTCAATACCGCCGGACGTAAGGGCTGCTGACAACTCCTCGTTTCTTCTATTAAGATATTTAAGTAGACGATTTATTACTGTTTCTAATTGCATTTAACATTTCCATCTTCTCCGTGCCTGTCTTATTCGAGAATTTGGATCGTTACGCGTTTTTGCAGATGACCTTTTTAATTGTCCTAATGATCTAGCGCAGTATGATTTTCTGCGATTTGCAGCTTTTGACCCTTTCTTCACTTTACCAGTCACGGCTGTTTTTAGTTTTGAACCGGGATTTAATCTTCTGTAGGCTTTGACACCGGCTCGAGTCATTCCTGCTCCAGACTTTGTAGGTCTAAAGTTCTTTTTATTTCTCGCAGGCATAGTCCCTTTTGAAAAATCTTTTCTCATTAGATCATGCCCATTCTTTGTCTTTTACTCATGAAACCACCGCCCATAGCTTTCTTTCTTTTTGCAAATGTTGCTGCTCTTGAAGGTGTTGGTCCTGTATTTGATTTAGCTTGTTTTCTTGCTACGGCACCCGCACGTTGCCCTTTGGACATCGCTCTTGCTTTTGCAATGGGCACGCATTTTGGATAATTTTTTCTTTTTTCTCCACCACTCCGTCCACACTTCGGGTATGAGCCATCTGATTTTTTGTTGGCAATATCTACCCAGTTTTCCTTGACCCATGAACGTAATCCTTTTTTAGCCATTACGAATTTTTTCCGTAAGCGTCCCTGTTCATTCCTCTAACACAAACGCCACCGCCTTTACCGTACATTTGTCTTGGATTAGCAGATCCACCCATGGCTTTTTTAGCTTTTTTCTTTCCACCAGGTGTAACTTTACCAGAGCAAACTGCAGATGCGTACATATTTGCGTACGCGGAGGGGTAGACTTTGAATTTTCGCTTCGCTGCTGCTTTTCCTTTAGGACAAAGTTTTGCCATTATGCTCTCGCTGTTTGTTTTGCTCTTTTAAAGTTGGCTGCTGTTGGTGCACCCTTTGCACCTTTCTTTCGCATTTTTTCACCTGAGCCAGCTTTAATTCTAGCTTTTTTAGCCGCGATGTTTGCGTATAATCCTTTTCCAGCCATTAGATTATCTTCTTTTTCATTTTATCTTTTTTCTTCTTTTTCTTACCGATAACACCTCTACCCATAAGAATATCTGCTTTAGTGACTTTGCCATCTTTGTTTAAATCAGGAAACTTGCTTCCTTTTTTAAGCATAGTTCTCTTCATCATGCCGCCGCCCATTTTATCTACACGTCCACCTTTCATGTATCCTTTAGGTGTAACTTGTTTATTGTATCTGTTGTTTGCCATTATTTTTTTCCTCCGTTTCTAAATACTTGTGTACCCTTTATACCAAAAATCGACGCAACTACAAGTATCCAAAGATTTGTGAACCAACTAGGGAGTGACTGGAAATACTCAAAAAAGAGTTTTACCTTCTCCATCGCTGCTGGATCGTCAGACATCACTGCCCACATTAAAACTATGATAGGCGCCGAAATTATAACAAGTACAAATTCGTCCTTATAGTCGTTTTGCCTAGCTTCTAGCAATTTGCCCTGGTAAGTTTCCTCACCCCGAGCCATTTTCTCGGCATGCATAAGTTGGGCGTCAGACATAGCCATCTTCGTCTTCTGACGATTAGAATATATCTTACTACCAGCTTGCAAAGCAATTTTTGCTAAACTGAACCAGGCCATTAGTACGCCTTTGATTTTCTTCTTTTCTCAGGCATCACTTTACCTTGACCTTGTACTTCAAGCTCAGGTCCACCTGTACCAATTAAGTTAAATGCTTGGTCTGCAGTTGTTTTAGATCTAGGATCGATCTCAGTTTGCTGCTCACCAACCTTAACTTCTTTGATGTTATCTAGTTTTTCCATTTTTTCTCCTTGTTTTTTTCTTTTCAACGCCTTTTATAACACCTTTATTCTTCGAGGCATAGAAAACTGTTTTACCACGCTTCTTACCGTACTGTTTTTTCATAGATTTTATAATTTTTCTACCTTTTTCAGTCAACGGCATCTTAATTTTCTTCAATCTCTACTTTTTTAGCACCAGTTTTTGCTAAACTTACGCCCGCTCTCAACATGGCTAGCTCTTTATTCTGATCTAGCTTGTCATCGAAGTTAGATTGGTTCATCATAGCTCTCATTCTATCTAAACTTAACCTTTCTTCGCCTTCTTCACGTTTTCTAGCATCGTCGGCGGCTCTTAAATCTAATTCTCTTGCTTTTAACTTCGCAACAGGGTCATTTCCGAACTGACCCATAATTTTATTCTCTTCATCTTTAAATTCTTGAGACATTTCTGCAATTAATTTTGCTTTTCTAGACTCCATCGCTAAAGTTAAAGATAAAATTTGTTGTTGAACATTAGGATCTTGTTGTGCAAGCATCGGATTAGCTTGTAGTTGTGCTAATTGTTGTAACTCTTCTCTAAATTCTACTTCGATCTGCTCTTGAGACATCAAAGAGATGTGTTCAAAAATATTTTTTTCTAATGCGCCAAGCACGATTGGATTATTTCTAGCTAAATTTGTAGCCATAAAGTTTAAATGCACTGTAATGTGTGCTCTATGATCTTGTCCTTTGAAAGCTTGAAAAGGTTTTCCAGATAAAGCTAAGATATTTTCTGCTGCTGGGTCTACTGGAGTAGGTTGTTGGGGCGGTGGTAAGATTTGATCAATGTTTTTTACACCGATTGCTTCATACATGTTTCTATATGCTTCATATAAATTATGGATCTGTGGATTTGACTGAGCAAGTTGTAACTCTGTTTGTGCCATAGATATTCTTTGTGTCTGTGAAAAGATGTTTGGATCAGCGATAGGAATAATATCCACTCTGTCATCGAAATCTGTTTGTTTAATATTTCTTTGCCCACCTACAACATCATAAGGATACTCTGGTGGTAAATAAGTTTTGAATACATCGGCTAATAATTTAAATTCTTGTTTCATGGCAACGTACAATCTTTTGTGTATGGCTGACATTACACGTGAACCACGTTCTAATAATGCAATCGTTGTACCTACAGCAGCTTGTTTGTTTGCTTCACCGACTTGCATATCAGCAATCGATGCAAATCTTTGACCTGCATTAACCACGATACCCATCAACTGTAATAATGTTTGTGATGGTTCTTTAAAAGGTAAAGGCATAAATGCATCCCTAATGTTTCCACCTGGCGCGTCCACGTCCCTGAACTCACCAGGTTGGATAGACTGGGCTTCGTCTCTGACACGAATACCCCTTTGTTTAAAACCAGCGGGTAGATTGGACAATGTTCCCGCATCAAGTAATTGACGGAGCGCAGATGTTGCTGTTCGAGAAAGGCCGCCAATCATATGGATCAATCCGAAACCGTAGAACCCAAGACCTGGTAAAAACTTGAAATGAACGAAGTATTGAGTTTTTTGTTTTGTTGGATCGCCAATTTGGTAATTTCTTCTAATAGATAAAACTTCTCTTGAACCTGCTTCGATCGTTACGACGTATGGTAATTTAATTCCTGTAGGTTCACCAAACTCATCTCTGTCTTCAAAACCTTCTAAATCTAAATTAACATGGCATTCGATAAGTTGATAAACATCTTCGTCTCTTGATTTTCTAACACCTTCAAGTTCTCTTTCTTTTTTTTCAACTTCAGTCTCTTGCATGTAACTTGGATTAATTTCTATGTCTCTATAGAAACCACCCACTTGTTTTTTTCTTAAATCGTTTTCTGAAATCTTAATCGTGTGCATCACTGCATCAGCATCATCGAGAGACGTGGCAGTGTATGGCACGATCAAATCATCAGCAGGGACAAACTTAGAGACAGCTCGTCCTAAGAGTTCATCGTAATAAACTTTTTTGAAAGCTGAACCTGATAGGGGGAGATAGAACAACATTTGATCAAACTCCGGTTCATATTCTTTCATCTTATCCATGATCTGATAATTCATAAAATCTTTAACCCTTTGTGACTGATCTTGTCTTGCACGATCTGTTTTACCAATCGTCTGTGTTCTCACAGGTCCTTGTGCAGGTAATAGTTCTTTGTATGCTTGTGCTTGAAACTGTGTAATGGCTTCTGCTAACACGGGGTGTGTTGCACCACTTGCACCTTGAAAAGGTTGTGTTCTAATTTCGTATTTAAATCCTAAAAGATCTAAACCTTTGGTATAACCATCTTCCCAATCTTTTCTTGATGTTTTATATTGTGTGTAATTATCAAATAACTCAGAACCCATATCAGCTAAAATATCGTCGGGTAATAATTCTGCTAGGTTTGCATAGTGATCGCCACCTTCTTCAGGACTCGCGGCTGCGGGATCAAAATTAATTTCTACACTGCCATCTTCGCCTTGAACGATTTCAGTGTTTTCAGGATTTGGAACTTTGTCTTCTTCGGACTGGGCCGCTTCGACTAATTCTTCTTCACTAGGTAATTCTATTGTTTGCTCTACGTTGGGTAAAGCTTTGTCTATGTTGTCTTCTGCCATTTAATTTCTCCAATCTCACAGTCTTAACAGTATTATTTTGAATATTCAACCCTTGAGGCGTGGGCCCTGATTTAGGAGGAATGGTTCTAGTTAATCGTTTAATCATCTAATGCTAAGATCTCTGTAGCCGTGTCTTTTTCTGGCTCTGAGAGTAAAATTCTACGTTGCTCAGGGTCCGAGGGATAAGTGCTTTTATCTAACGGATCATACTTTTTTAATTTACCTTGTTTCTCTATTTTTTCTAATATTTCTATAAATTCCATTATACCGCCAATATGTTAGCCAAACCAAAAGACTCAGGAACCATGCCACCCTCAGCAAATTTAAGGAAGGGAAACTTTGTTTCAAGCTCAGGGTCAAAGATTCTTCTAATTCTATTCTTTTCAATCTCAGATAATTTAGCAAAATCTTTTAAAGTGAACTCACCACTTGCTAGAATTTGATTATCTATTTCTTTTAATGCTGATTTAACTTCAGGTGTTACATTACCTGGAAATCTATTTTTCTTTTGTTTGGTTAGTCTCTGTCCTAGTTTCTTAAATTCTGAACCTGGGGCTCCTCTTCTGTATAGATCTCTAAAAGACTCAGTAGTAATGATACCACCTTTGTTTAAAACTGATCCCGTTTCTTTAAATCGAACAAGATCTGAAACGTTGTCCATTAATATTCTTTCTTCTAGAGGATTAAGTTTTCCTTTTCGAAAAAGAGACATACTACTTCTTAAATTCATAAACTGATCATCTAATAAATCAGTATTATTTTTAAAATTTGTGCCAATAGCTCTAGGATCTAATTTTGCATTGGTTAATAGGCTCTTGTTCCCTGTTCCCACAAACGCGATATCATCAACCTTATCTAAATCTCTTGGTTTAAGACCAAGTCTTCCTGCTAATTGTAATAACGTTCTTCCAAATGCGAAACTAGCCATAGTATTCTAAATTACCTCTGTTAATCGGTTCTAACTTTTCGTCTTCTCTATGCGCAATGAAATAACCACCACGTAATCTCATTATCGCTTGTGTTACAGAATCCACATAGTCGTCATGATCGCCGTGTGGAAACGCAGCACATTCTTCTATCACCTCTTGAGCGTACATTTCATGAAGGGGCGCCCATATTCTTCCGTCCTCAAATAGAGGTGAAACTGAGTTAACTCTCGCGAACTTATCATTTCCTCGCGACGGTGTAAAGGTAGTTACGGGTACTCCGATTCGTCTAAGTTCAGCCACGAGTGGCAGACCAGAAGCTTTAGCTTCAATGATAACCATGTCAGGTCTATACTGCAGGTAAAGTTCGTGAGCCCTGCGCCTTAGTTCAGGGAACTCGAAACGGGATTTTTCTGCATGCATTAGAATACATTGTTGTCCGTTGTCTTCAGATTCAAAGACTCCCCAGGTTGTGACCGCAGAATAGTCAGCCGTATTTGATTTTAAAAAAGCTGTATCGTAACTTTGTAAAACAAAACTTGGTGAAGGCAAAGTTCTTGAATCCCAGTCCTGCCACCACTCTCGTTTGATCAAAGCACCTTCATCTGATGTTGGCTCTTGCATATACTGAGCATTCCATCTAGATGGGGTCAGCGTTGCCTGAGTCTTTTGCAGTTCTTTTAGTTTCCAAAATTCTGGCCAACACGCTCTACCTGATGGCATGATGGCTGGAAATTTAATTACTTTCCATTGATCGGCATCGTCTGCCATTTGAGCTTTTAATAACTGACCAGTAATATCTTTGGTAGACCAACGTGTCATAACCACAATAATTTTACCACCAGGTTGTAAACGTTGTCTTGGACCTGATAGATACCAGTCCCATGCTTTATCAAAAGACTTACCATCTTTTCTTAAATCTTGTTCTTTGTGTGGATCATCGATGATTAATAAATCAGCACCACGTCCTGTGATCGCTCCGCCTGTACCAGCAGCAAAGTATTCTCCGCCCTGTTCCGTTTTCCATTTTCCTGCAGCCTGCGAGTCCTCCATCAGTCTTGTGGGAAAAAGGTCCGAGTACAAGGGATCGTCGAGCAAGTGTTTTACTTTACGACCAAAGTCTACAGCTAGATCCGCGGTGTGAGTCGTTTGAATAATTTTTAATTTTGGATTCTTGGCTATCATCCACGCTGGCAAGAAGTAAGAAGCAAACTCAGACTTCGTATGTCTTGGTGGCATATTGATAATTAATCTATCCACCTTGTCATCAGCTAAAGCGTTAAACATCTCAGACATATCTTTGTGGTGACGACCTTCAATAAAATCAGGCCACATATATTTCACAAATTTTAAAAAGTCAGACTCAAGGTCTTTTCTAAAATTGTCTAGGATTACATTTTTCTTTGCCCGGATATATTCTTGCTCTTCGACCAAAGGCAAATTAAAATTTTCTGTAGAATTTTTTTCGTCGTTTTTCATATCGTAATTGTTTTCATCCTTACCATGATTATGTGAATTATGCTATATAGGGTATGTCTTGGGACCCCTACTGCCTTTTAGGGGGGTGGGGGGTCGTAATTACGATCGCATTTCCAAACCCTTTAGGATCCATTGGGTGGGCCCGCCCGCGCTCAAGCCCCCGCGACCTAAAATGGACGTGATAATTTTGCAACAGTATTGACACAAGATGTAGTGTTTGTGTTGCACTTCTGCAACAGCGTCCATTTTGGTCCCCGATCCGCGAAACAGGGAAAATGGACTTGCAATCTATTTTTAAATTTCGTACGCTCCCAGAATAAATAGGAGGAAAAAAACATGACACAAAAAACTTGGGACGCTTTTTTAAAAACAATGAACAATGATCCAAATACTATTGTTCTTGATTTAACTAAAAAAGAAAATACAGAAAAAGAAAATCTTGTAAATAAATTTGATAGTTTATTTTATAAGTTAGGAGAGAAAGATATAGATATACAAAATATGTATCTGAGAGACCTTTTAAGATTAGCACCGGAGCAAATCTTAAGAGACTTAATTAAAAAGATGGGGGCGGAAAAATGATCGAAATATTTTTAGAAGCACCGATGGAATTAAAAATTTTGATACTGGGCGGCATAGCCGCCCTTATCGTGGTCCTTGTTAAAGGGAACGGGGAGCGGGATGATTTTGACCGTAAGTTTAAACAAGATCAGAAGTGGCGTAAGAAATAAGTTTCGGCTCCTGAGTCATGAGCCTTGATAATAACTGACTCATTGAGCCCTGGTCCATTAGCCGTCTAAGAGTTAAGCGCGCGCTGGTTGATGGACCTGGGGTCAAGAGCGCGCCTACCGGCAGGGCTGTTGGAAATGATGGTGAAAGTCCGTTCGCCTTCAGTCCCTTGGCCGTTTTTTCCACCTAAGGGCTCGGCGCTTTAGCGCCGAGCCCTGATAAATATTTAATTATTTCATTAACTTGCAAGCCCCCCACAATCGGTTCAGTTTTCAGGCCACGGGAAACCAGGTCCATAATCTGACAGCTTTTATATAAAAAAAAATGGGTGGGCCCGCCCGCGCGCAAGCCCCCCACGTGTTGTATTTTTGCAACAGTTGTATTTTTATCACGGTTCCTGGACCGGGAAACCAGGATAAAGGCGCCGGGACCGTGGCGCAAGTGCCAGGAAACCTGGTGCGGGGAAAACCTGATTTTGTTAGCTTTAGTT